CCGGTCGCCGAGGCGGTAACTGCGCTCGAGGCCCCGAGGGTCTTTGTGACGCCGAGAGGCGCGCTCAGGATCGAGGTGAGAGCAGCGGCAGAGCCATCGAGAGGCTTGACCAGCGAGATTGCCGCGCTCGAGGTGGACTGCACTGCGCCGGCTGCGCCCAGCGGCTTTGCGATATCAATCGACGCGCTCGCAGCGGCCTGCACCGAGGCTGAGGCCGAGAGCGCCTTTACAGCTTCGAGCCCCGCGCTCGAGATCGAGGCGAGGGAAGAGGCAGAGCCACCAAGGAGCTTGGCAACCCCAAGGCTCGCGGTGGTCGATGTGTGCACCGCACCAGAGCCCTCGACTGGCTTGCCAATAGAGAGGGCTGCACTGGCAGAGGACGCGACTGCGCCAGAGCCTGCCAGCGTTGCCGTTTTCGATAGCGCAGCACTGGCAGAGGCCTCGGACGAGGCGGTGCCATCCAGCGTCGCGAGAAAAGCGAGGAGCGCGGTGAAGAACTCGTTGGTGTTCTCGAACAGCGCGTCTTGCGTTAGGTCTTGGACATTGCCAGCCTGTGTGACTTCCGCAGCGTAGAACTGGTTGGTGTTCTCGAGCCGCGTGTCTTGAGTAAGCGTGCGCTCAGTGGTGATGGACGCCGCGTAGAACGTGTTCCCGTTATTGAACCGCGTGCCTTGGTTAAGCGTGGTCGCCACACTTTCAACCAGCGCAAGGAATATGCCCGCCGTGTCACCGGAGGTAGCCAGTGTTGGGTTCGAGGTTTGCGCGGTGGCCGTGACAACGCGGAACTCGCCGCGCACAGCAATGGCTGCGGTGGTCGCACTAGAGTTCGCCTGCGTAATCGCAGTGAAGCTGGTTGTCGGCGTAATCTGAGTTGTGGTCTGCGCCTCTTTGCCCAAGGCGCGGAAATAAAGACGGGCAAGCGATGGAAGGCCGGTAAAGGCAACGCTACCGAAGCCCGCCGAGGCATCTACACCATTGGTGATCGCCGCCACGTTTTGAACAATGGGGACGTTTGCGGCCTTACTAAAGACCCACATCGACGCGGCCTTTTGGACGCGGGCCGAAGCAAAGGTAATTGTCGCAGGATCGCCTTGGCGTATTTCGCCACCGGCACCGGGAATATACAAGAACGCGGCGGTCGTAACGCCAGCCGCAGCCGCGCCGTTACCGTTGGTGAACTCAGCTAGTTTGCTCCAAGTGCCGCCGTCTTCGTTGGATACAGAAAGAACGTCATTGCTAACGCTGTCTGTTGTGGTGGTGTTATCACAGGAAACGACCAGAATGGCGAACTGGCCGGTCCCTGAAATATCACGGGTCGCATTAACATTGAGGGTGGTCGAGGAGGTGGCGCTTACGCCTGTACCCCCCGAGCCAATACTAGCAATCGCCATTGCTTACCCCCTTACAGGGCGAAAATGCCCGTCGCATTCCAAGTAATGCTGATATTTCCGCCGTTGGGAGTGACAGGAAGGCCGGTTACGCCTGTATCGATAAACGCGACCAGCGGCGAGGTAGCGGCGGTTCCTGTGTCGATAAAGATCACGAGTGCCTCAGCATTGGCACCCGTCACCGATGGGAAGGTCACATCTGCGGCATCAAACACCCCGTTTGTGAACGTCTTGGTGCCGAGAACCTGAGGCGTCCCGATGATGGCCGCCCCCGGTATCGATGAGAAAAACTGGTGCGCCGCACTGTACGTGTAGTTAGCGGTGTCAACCAGCGCCACATCGACGGTGCCCGCCGAGAGGTTATTGTTCGCAGCGAACTGAAGAAGGCTTTGCTTCCACAGCGGATAGATCGCGTTGGCCATCTCAGCCCCCCATGAACTTAGTTATCGATCTGCACCGACAGGCTCGAGATCGGGAAGCGCACATCGTCGCCCACGTTGATGGTCTTGGCGTTGTTGAGCGCGCCGTAGAACATCAAGTTGCCGCCGCTCGCAGCGTCGTACACGCCGAAGTGACCAACGGTGCCCCATGAGGCGGTTGGCGTCGGGAATGCAATCGCACCGTTGTTCGAGGTGGTGCCGCTCGTGCCGGTCGAGGCGACGGTCGAAGCAGCGGCCTGAGTACCAGCCCAGTTGGTGAGGCTCGAGCTTACAGCGACGCGAGCGTAGGCGTTGCCAGCGACCTCAGTGCCGCCACCGGTTTCGCCCGGCGCTGCGGTGAGCAGGCCAACATGCAGGGTGGCAGGCGGAGTGTACGTCTGGCCACGGAACAGCCAGTCGATGATTTTGTTTTCGAGATAATCTGACATTGCAGCCATGATGGAACTCCTTAGATTGGATCACGCACAAAGAATTTGAGCTTGTCATAGACGGTCTGCCGCTCTCCGTCAAAGAGCACTTCAACCTCGCCATCGTAATAACCCGGTTGAACGGAACCGGAGGTCGCAGGAAAGGCGAAGGTCACTATCCCCGTGCTGCCATCACCGTCCTTCGTGGCAGTCACCGAGGTGAGCGCAACCTCCGAGTTCACAGAGCGGAAATTCACAAGGACGCTCACAGTTGCGCTCGAGAGGTCAACCGCCTCACCGAGGTCGTTGGTGAGGGTGAGCTTGATACGAGGGCGGTGGTCGCCCTTCACGATTTTGATCACATTCTCGTTCATGCCTCAGGCTCCTCTTCACCGGCTGCCGGCGGCTCAGGCTGCGTCAGCGGGTTATCCTCATCTCCAATCTCGAGCTCGCCATCCTCAGGGGCCAGCGGCAGGCCAGCGGCCTCACGTAGGTGGTTCTCGAGCTCGCGGTCGGGGAACATCTGCGCACCAGCCGTGGACATTTGCTGGATGAAGGCAGAGAGCTGCCCAAGATCGGGCTTCTCGAGATCGCCCGGCACCATCATCGGCATGAGCTCATGGTCGAAGCCATTGAGACGCCACAGGCGCGGCAGCAGGTGGCGGTTGAACGTATCGGCGATGTTGTGGAGGAATGCACCGATGGCCGTCGCAAACACCTCAGTCTTGTTCGAGGAGAGCGCGAACGAGCCGGTGGCACCCTGCCCAAGGAAGATGAAATCGGCCAAGACGGTGGTTGCGATGGCGCGGTTGTAGCGGTCTACGACCTTGGTCGTGTCGAACTGGCGTGATCCGCCGGTTGAGAGCAGCTTGAAATCGAACAGCAGGTTGCCGTCCTTGTCGCGATCCGAGGGAAGCAGAAGGCCCTCATGGTTGTCGCGCTTCACGGACTTGAGCAGCTGCTTGAAGCGCTCCGCCATGAGCTTGTCCGTAACGTCGGCCCCTTGGCTAAGCATGCGGCCCGGGATCAATGCGACAGGGAGGCCAGCGAGATCACGCTCGATGCCCACGCCCTCAAGCTCTTCGATTTTCTTCTTGAAGTACCACGGGCGGTAAGCGTTGCGCAGGATCGAGCGCCCCTCAGGGTTCTGCCGCTCCTCAGTGGTGCGGAACAGGAGCAGCTTCTCGATAGGGATGCACACCATCGAACCGCTGTAGGGTTGCTGAAACATGCCATCGATGGAGCCGTCCTCCTCGTCGATCAGCCACTTGGGGATGGTGTTCTGAGCGCGCAGTGAGAGGGCCCGAATGCCGATGCGGCCATCGTTGAAAGCGGAGCGACCTGTGCCGTTGGGCGCGTCTGGTCCATTGCGCTTCTTCCAGATGATCTCGAGCGGTGCATAGCCATACACAAACATCGAGCACACCTCAGCGATCACCGAGGACCACGAGGAGCTCATGTCGTGCATCACGCCTTCAACGAAATCCTTGGCCTCTTCTGCCTCAGGGGTGTCGTCGGCTGCCTGTACGCGCCATTCCACCTGCCGGATGAGCATGGTGACGGCGAACAGCAGCGCGCCCACCACAGGGTCGTTATCCGACATTTCGCGGTAGATGCGAGACGCATTGGTCGAGCTGAGCTCCTTGAGGAACTCTTCTTGCACATATCCGCCAAACTGGCGCAGGCCCGAGTTGCCGATACTGGTCGGGTCGTATTCAAGTTTCCCGGGCTTGATCTCTTCTGCCATCACAGGCCTCCGTAGTCTTGGTCGCCGAACCACGGGCTAATACGCTCTAGGCCCATAGGTTCGAGATCGTGCAGCCGCATGTTGCTGCTACTGTATTGCTGCCAAGCGAGCGCCAATGCAACAACACAGTCGTCATGGAGACCCGTAGGCGCGGAATACGTAACACCTGTTCGCGTGATTTGATACTCGAACGTGTCGAGCTCTTTCTTTATCAGCCCGTCCGTGTAGCCAATGGCGTTGGACTGGATCGCCACAGCAAGGCCTTCCATGAGGCGCTGCTTGGATTGGGATGTGAACTTGTAGCCATCGAAGGTCGAGCTCTCGCGCTGGAGCCGCTCCAAAATCGGGTCGCCGACGCCGGTGCTGTCCACGAGGGTAGGCACTGAGCCGCACAGGCTCAGGATGCGCGGCACGGTGTTCTCCCAGCTGTCCTGCCACCGCTCGAAGCCGCACAGCTTGCCGTCGCGGTCGAGTGCCACAACCACGGTCCAGTCGTAGCTTTTGGCGAGGTCAACGCCGATAGCCACGGGTCGTCCGCTGCTCAACTCTGGAATGATGCAGCGGTCGATGAACTTTGCGCCGAAGGGGTTGCCCTGATCGTCCGAGGGCTCAGCAAGGTAGAGCTCGCGGAATACATCCTCAGGAAGCAGGCGCTTGGCGTCCTCGATCTCCTTGGCGTCGAGCACGTTGGCGGCCACGGCGTCATAGGCGGTGAGCTTGTGGTAGGAGAAGCCAGAGACGCCGCTCTCAGCCAGCCGGGCGATGCGGTAGTGCCAATTGGTGCGGCCCTTGACGTTCCCGATGATGCGGACTGGCCCATTCGTGGCAGTGAGGGTGGAGCGCAGCGCGATCCAGCTGTCCTCACGGCAGCGCGAGGCCTCATCGACCACGGCGGCGTACACGTCCTCCCCATACAGGTTGTCAGGCTTCTCGCCCGTCTTGAACCAGAGCACCGAGCCAATATCGAGCAGCTTGATGGTGAGCTCGCTCTCGTTGGCGATGTAGCTGCCCGGGGTGAGGCCGGCCTTAATGCGGCGGAATGCGATCTTAGCCTGCGGGTACACCGGAGCGACCCACCAGAAGTTGCGGTTAGGCGCGCCGAGCAAGTACGCCTGCTCAACGAACCACGCCATACAGCCCACCGTCTTGCCGGCCTTGGTCGAGGCTTCCACCACGCCATAGCGCGCCGGTTCGCCATCGATATCAACGCAATCGAATATCGCCTCCCGCTGCTTGGCATACAGCGGAGGGCGGTTGTACTGCACCTCGACCGTGGCGGATGCCGCACTCATGCGGTCTTAGGCTCCTTGTCGCCAATGTTGAGGCTCACCACCACCTTCTTGCGGTCACCCTCTTCAGTCTTGGCCGGCCCGTTCTCACGCCAGCCACCCTGCGTCTTGAGGATGAAGATCGAAGCCGTGATCGCGGCCTTGAGGTCGCGGCTCTGTGTGGCGATGGTGAACAGGTTATTCGCCACCTTCACGAGCATGCGTTCCTTGCCCGTGGCCAGCTCATCCGGGTAGCGCAGCGCCAGCGTCTTGCGGTCGATGTGCAGCATGTCGGCGAGCTGCTCATGGGTGTAGCCACTGAGCTTCCCAGTCATCACAAGCAGGCGCGAAGTTTCCGTTGGAACGTGCTTCACGTTCGTTGGCCCTTTTTTATCGGGGAGGCGGACGACGTTTAACGGGTTTTTCGGCTCATCGCCTTGAGTGGGCTTGCGGGGCATTAATATCACTTTCATGACAATTTGGACTTGCAAACCGCATGAAAGGACGCAATAGTATCAGCGTTGTGATAACAGCGCACCCGCTGAGGCACTATCCCGGCAATCCACTCTCACGGGCGTGAGGTGCGGTTGACTACCCGGGAATACCTCAAAAACGTGCGCTCAGCAACGATAGGAAGGAATGACATGCAGATATCAGTAATGCACCCCTATGAGGATCGCGATCTTGTTCGCGAAATGCTCATTCAGGAGGTAATGGAGGAAGAGATGGATACCACCCCGTTTATCCCGCAAGGGTTCGAAGGCTTGATGGCCACGTTGGCAGCACAGGTGCAGGCGACCAAGCCGCAGCCCAAGCGCAGAGTGACCATTCTCTCTGGAGCGCGTAAGCAGCTGGAGGGCGGCGTCCTGCCTGATCCGGTCGAGATCAAGTCAGAGGCGAACCTCTCGTACAACAACCACATGGCCAAGCTCTATGACTTTGCCAAGGCGGGTCTGCGCAACGCGGTTGAGGATTACCCCCTCGCCGGCACGAACACCTATGCCAAGGCGGTCAAGGGCTACCGCGACCTCCTGCTCGAGTATTTGGACAGCAAGAGCGTCGTGAGCAAGCCGGCGGTATCGAAGGTGGCCACGGCCCAGCCAAAGGCCCCTGCGAAGAAAATAAGCGCGCTGCCTGCCAAGGCGAAGGCTCCTGCGAACAAGAGCAGCAAGACGCCGGCGAAGAGCGCAACCACCAGCGCGAAGGCGCGCAAGGCACCAGCCAAGAAGAAGTGAAGGGGAGAGGAAGGGCGCATGGCGAGCATTTGGCTCCATGAGGCAGGCGAAAAGACGCCGCGTAAGAAGGTTGGGCACCTGTCCGACAACAGTGCCATCACGGTCTTTAAGCAAATGATTGACAGCTGGAAAGGCCCAAAAGTGCAGGTGTTCGATTATGAATACCTGCTCTATTCCACCGCTGAGCGACAGAAGGCGGGGAAGCCGGCGGGAGGGCTCTATATCGAGTTCTGCTCTCCCCCATCCGCCCCTGAGAAGGGGCAACCACATGCCAAGGAAAGGAAGGCAGAGAAATGAGCGATACACAACCACAGGGAGGTCAGGCCCCTCACCCGACAGTCGAACTGGCGGCAGAGATGGCGAACGAGATGGTCCTAACAATTGCCGACAAATACACGAACGACCCGCGTGCGAACCCAATTGTACTTTCACTCGCAGTGTCAATGATGCTTCAGGGCATGCTGCGCGCAAATGAAGACGCTGATTTCGCTGAGGCGATAGCGTTAGACCTGCTCAATTCAGTCGCGCTGATCGAGGAAGAGGATGA